CTTCGCCATTAGCGTCAGGAGCTGCAAAAAGTAAATTAACATCTTCAGTTTCTGAATCTTCTAAAAGGTCGAAACCTAATGCAATTTCTCCAGTTGTAGGAGTGTTATCGTCTGAGCCACCTGAAAGTGAACTCGTTAAAGCCGTTGTGCTAGTAACAAAAGTAGTATTAGCTGATACAGTTTCACCTGCATCTGTTAGGTTAGTGTCATGAGCTGCCCAATATATATACGCAGATTGTTGATTAATAACATCTTTGTAATAATTAGTTGAACCATCAGATTTCTTAGCATCAGATGCTTGAGAAAGATATCCAAATGATTCTAATACAGTTCCAACTTCACCAGAAATAGCTCCATCTTCATCAATAACGACGACATGTACTTCGTCAGCTGCTGATGTTTTTCCTAGATTTGATGCATACTCGGAAGTTCCTGGTATGGAATCAAAAATGCTAGAATATAGGTATTTAGTTCCGTCACTGCTTGTTAAGTACTGTATAGTACTAAAATTAGAAACACCGGCTGTCACTAAACCTACTTTTATGCTATTACCTAATACACCTGGATGTTTTGCAATCCAGCTACCAACACTCAAACTAGAATTATCATAATCTTCATCATTTTTTATCAGCTGTCCGGAACCATCTGAAGTCGCGTTTTCGTGACCTGATGCTACTCGAACCACTTTAAGAGCATTACCATACTTTAAGAAAGATGCTGCTACTAAAAAGTGCTTAGCTGTGGAATCATCTGGTGTACCAAATTTTGCTGCTAGTTCATTTTCAGAACTGACAGTTACAATTTCGTCCACAGGACCCCAGTTGAATGAGCCTGCAAATCCACCAATGCTGGTTGATACTGCTGGGACTACACTCGTGGCGTCGATTTCTTGAACCTGAACGCCTGGTGATACTTGAAATGCCATCGCTTTGTCCTCTATTTTTGAGTTAGTTAATATGTTTCATAATACGAATCTTCAATACTATTATTTATAATATTATGTTCTCTATCGAATTAATTCTACTTTTTGTGAATTAAATTCTATGATTGGATTCATATCATTAGATACATCATATACTTCATGAACATGTTTTACATTATCTTTAGACCATTTAACGTAGTCTCCATCATATTCCATTGATTCAACTTGTATTTTATTTTCAAACATAGACTTATATGTTCCTGGTTTTAACCAGTAATCTCTATTTTTAAACTTTTCTAAAACTTTTTTAGGTAAATTTTCGCCAGTTGCTGCTCTATAACCTTTTGTTCCTGGTGTGGAATTAATTTCAATAAACATTGGTGGTATCTTATTTCTATCTTTCGATGGGAATATATCTACACCTACCCATAAACCATCAACAGCTTTTGCAGCTTTTTCTACATGTTCTATTTCTAAATCTGTTAATTCTATTGGTGCAGGTTTAGAGCCTAATGATACGTTTGTTCTAAAGTCTTTTGCAACCTGTGGTCTTTTTATTGCACCATGAAATTTACCACCAATTACATGTGCACGAATATCAAACGTAAAGTCATCAATCATTGTTTGTAATAACACACCCATATTCGGGTCTAACTTATACATTAATTGTACAGTAGAATGTAATGAACTTTCTGAATCTACTTTTATAACACCAATGCCTAATGAACCAGTAAGTGTTTTTAAAATTACTGGATATTTACCGCCTAATCGTTTCATAGCATCAATTGCTTTATTTGGATGATGTATTAAAACAGTTTTTGGTTGATTTAATTCTGCTTCAGCAAGATATAGATTTGTTCTATATTTGTCCGATGTAATTTCCATGCATGAACGTGTATTCACACAAACTACTCCGGCTCTTTCTAACTGAGTTAAAAAGTCTGACCATGATTTTCTTTTAGTGACTGGAGCTCTTACAAATACAATTGTATTATCATCAATTTTAAATTTTCGTTCTTTTTCTGACATACCATCATAAATATATCTTACACCATCTTCTAAATCAGAATAAGCTCCTTGCACATCAACTTTAAAAGGTCTAAGGCCTAACTTTTCACCTTCTTTTATAAAGTCATCTGCAGTTGCTTCTGGGTCATCAGGGTCCTCAGGGTCATCATACCATAGATAAACAAATCTATATGAAGCTTCAGCTTCAGATATTACTCCTACATCTTCCCATTCTTCAGTAGCATAATTGTATTTTCTTTTTCTATAATCGCTAAAATTTTGCATTTCCTGTCCACTCCTGTTCAAACCAAATGTTCCCATCTTCGTCTTTAGTATATTTATCCTTTTCGTAGTTCCCACTCTCTACGTAACCAAAAGGAAGCATATCGTCTTGAATAGCTTTTAATCTTTCCTTATATAACATATCTTTCATATCAATATTAGTTAATGATTGGAATACATCAGTTGTTGTAAACCAGGCAAATAAAACTAAATTCATCATTATATCATCATGATTAGGTGCTATTGCCATATAACTATTGCCTTTGCTTACAAATGTACTCATTTCAACAATTGTATTAGCATCATTTATTTTAAGCTTACCTTGTTCTATTAAGTCCTTAACACTTGAACATCCAATACGCTTAACTCTTCGAGTCATTGTAGCTCCAAGAGCATTTGCTTTAATACTTGATTCTACAAACATGTTTTCATATTCTAAATCATAATATAAACCATTACAAACAACAGCTCCTTGGTCATTACTTTCAATTACTACATAACATTCATTATATGTATTTGCATATTTGTATATAATGTCTGGTAATAACATTGGAGATATATTATTATCTCTAAATACACAAACCTGCTCAAAAGGTGTAGTTGATACATCAATTATAGTAAATGTACTATAGTCTTGATTACGTCCTTTTGACACATCAACTGTCATTACATATTCATGGTCTTTTTCTGGTTGCTTGTAAATCCAAACATTTTCTTTAAAAAACTCTGGCTCTATACTTACTTGAGCTAATAAATGATTAGCACTTATAAGTGTATTACCTCTTCCATGAAATGTATTACCAAATTCTTGTTCAAACTGTAATTCCGATGTATTCGATACAGTTTCATTTTTCCATTTTTCATCTCTTCCTGGTACATCCCACCAATCTACTCTAAATGGTTTAAACTCATTTGTCTTTTGTATAGCTCCTTCCCATAATTTATGATATACATTACCTATACCATTAGCTGTAGATGTAATAATAATCTGAGTATCTTTACCAGCAGATACTACAGGATAAGTTGATGTATAAAATTGCGCATCGTTTTCAACAAAAGCAAACTCATCAAGGAACAATAAATTAATTGATAAACCCCTGATTGAACTTCCTGATGTAGCAGATGCTATTATCTTACTATTATTACTAAATTCAATACTACCTTTATTTAAAGCTTTACATCCAGGCTGTAAAAAGAATGGTAAATTTTCTAATGCAAGTGTAATCCTTGCCAACATTTCTCTTGCTACAGCACCCTTATTTGCTAATATAGCAATTGTCTTTTCTGGATGAAAACACGCATACCATAAAAGATAAACAACAGAAGATATTGATTTACCACTTTGTCTACAAGCTAAAACAATACTAAATCTATTACCATTAAAATGACTAAACATTTTTTCTTGATAAGGATATAAGTCAAATGGTACTAATCCTTCATCCAATGATATAATTTTAATATAAGTACGCGCAAAATATGCAGGGTCTTGCATACACTTTTGATATTCTATTATTTGTTCTTTACTAAACTCGGTTTCTACTCCGTCTCTCTTGACGTTTGGATTACCTAAATAGCCGAACTCATTATTCTTTAGCTTTTGCATCTATTACATTATCTTTGTTCAATAACATCCTTTGCAAATCAGTAGTACTGCCCACAAACATATTATTATTAGTCACTTGTCTTGCTTCTTCTTTTTCGTCTTTTTGTAAATCTTTTTTCTGTTTTTGAAGAGCCATGAGCTTTTCAGTTGTATCACCTATGTTTTTTATTGTTTGAGAAAGTACCTCAAACGCTCTTGGATGTTCAGATTCTCTTGCCAATTCTGCAAGTACGTCCATTGACCTTGTTCCAGTATATATTAAATCTTTATATGTTTTACGAGAAAATTCATAATCATCTTTTACATCTTTATCTATTTTGATAGGCCTATCTTTTTTTATTGTAGGTAAATTCTTTTCTAGACTTTGTACCATTTTATCTTTCTTACTCATCTCCATCCTTTATAGTTGTGACAACTGTATAGTTATCATCTTCATCTGCAGTTGTAGGATTTATAGTAATATCCATTTGTTCCATAATATCAGATACATTGCCTTTATCTTTAAAATCAATATTAATTTCTCTTATGACACCTTGGTCGCCTGTAGGACCATAGAACTTCATTTTCATTATAAAGTCTAATTGATATATTAATACTCTTCTTTCAGTAAAATCTCCTTCGTATTGGTCATCAATATTTACACTACCCAATATAACAGCAACATCTTGTTTATGAGTAAATCCATCAACAGGAGTTATTGTTACATTATACTCCGGAGTAAA